CTTGACAAGGGCACACTTAGTGTGTTATAATAGTACCTATGATTAAATACGAACTAACAATATTTCAGTCTCAGTTTGACAACAAGACTCATCGCAAGGTTGCTGTACAATCTTGGGGTGAGTTCGTGGGTCTGCTAGAAGGACTGTCTAGGAACAAAGGTGAGAAAGGTGGTAGAAATTCTAGTCCTCTTATTACTCCTGCTGTGTTTACCACTGGTACCACGCGTAGTAATGCTAATACTTTACGTTGGGGTGGTTGGTGCGCTGTTGACGTGGATCAGCATGATTTTGATACTGATGTTGAGGTATTAAAGAATGAACTCATTGATAGATTTCGCGATGTGGACTTCGTGTGTTACAGTACTGCTAGTTCTAGGGATACACACCTTAAATTTCGTCTGGTCTTCAGACTTGATGAGACTGTTGAAACTGATAGAATCAAACCCTTCTGGTTCGCATTTAATACTGCCATTGGCGAACTTGGTGATCCACAGACAAAGGATCTTGCTCGAATGTACTACATACCTGCAATATACCCTGATGCTAATAATTTCTTCTTTAGTCACTTGGGGGGCAATCCAGTTAATGTATCTGAGGTGATTGCTAAGTATCCTTATGTGGAGAAGACTGGCAACTCATTCTTTGATCGGATGCCACCAGAGATGCAGAAGCAGGTAATAGAGCATCGTAAGAATGGACTAAATAATACTGACTTCAATTGGAACTCATACAGAGATTGTCCATTCTGGCCTAAACGATTAGGCATTGAGTACCAAACGATTAGCGGTGAGGGATGGTACTATAAGATGTATCAGATCATGGTCGCGGTTGCAGGTAGTGCGGTGTCTCGTGGATACCCTATCTCTGCTACACAGATTGCTGATCTCTGCAAAGAGTTTGACAATGAAACAGGTAAGTGGTACGAGAATCGTCCTCTCGCAAGAGAAGCAGATCGTGCCCTAGAATACGTCTACAGGAACGGATAATGAAAATACTAGTAACAGGTGCGGCAGGATTTATTGGATCACAATTGACCGCACGTCTTCGTGATCAAGGTTATACAGTCAAAGGATTAGACAACTACAACAACCATCTATACGAACCAGACCTCAAAGTCAAACGTGTTGATCACTTCGATATCGATGTGGTGCCATGTGACTTGAGGATGATTCCCGGTTCGGGGATTGCTCTGGATAAGTTGTTGATAGACTTTGCACCTACTCATATCATTCACCTTGGGGCACACGCAGGTGTTCGTGACTCGTTCGGTAAAGAGAAGCAGTACCACGCGAACAACATTGATGCTACCCAAAACCTCATTGATATCTGTAAAGAACATCTACCAGACGTGCGTATCATCTATGCGTCAACCTCATGTGTCTATGCAGGTAGTGAACTACCGTGGACAGAGGGCAAGGAGTCTGGTAAGCAGTTGAACCCATACGGTTGGTCTAAGTGGGCAAATGAATGTCAGATGCAGGGATCAGGACTCAACACAACTGGTCTAAGATTCTTCACTGTATATGGCCCTTGGGGCAGACCCGACATGGCATTGTTTGACTTCACAAAGAATATACTTGCAGGTAACGAGATAACAGTGTATAATTATGGTAATATGAAGCGCGACTTTACCTACATTGATGATATCCTTGGTGGTATTGAATGCATTCTATTTGCTGATTTACCGGCAGGTGAGATCTTTAACATTGGACGAGGACAACAAGTTGACCTTATGGACTTCGTTAGAGAGATAGAAAAGAACACTGGATGCGAAGCAAAGATAAACTATGCTCCACAACATCCTGCTGATACGTTAGAGACTTGGAGTAACTCAAGTAAACTAATGGCACTAGGTTACACCCCCACGACTAGCATTGCGGAAGGTGTGGCAAACTTTTATGAATGGTATAAAGAGTATATGAACTAATGGCAGATGATTTTGATAAGTACGCGCCTGTTAAACCAGATGTGAATGAAGCACCACCAACATCGATCAGCAAGACCAACAAACTCAAGGTAGGTATTGTTGGTCATGGTTTCGTTGGTAAGGCAGTAGAGTATGCATTCTACCACGACTTGATAGAGTTCGTTATTGTAGATCCAAACTATGGCACGACTATTGATGACTTGGTTAAGGCACAACCTACCATCTCATTCATCACCGCACCAACACCACAGAACTCCGACACTGGATTCGTGGATGCGTCTATCGTAGAAGATGCGGTACTGAAGTTGATGAACCATACTGACTCACTTGTTATTGTGAAATCAACAGTAACACCTGATATCATTGATCGGTTGTACAACTCTATACCCGAAGGATCCTTTGATAGGTTCGCATACAATCCTGAGTTCCTGACTGAGAAGTCTGCCAACGAAGACTTTGTTAATGCCGAACATCATGTGGTTGGTGGAACACCTGCCGCGTGTAAGGATGTCATGGATTTCTATGAGTTCTTCAGTGGATGTAAGTCTACGAAGTTCTACCAGATGTCAGGGCCAGAGGCATCGTTCGTGAAGTACGCGTCCAATGCATACCTCGCAACCAAGTTGACCTTCTTCAATCAGTTGAAGGATCTGGTCAGTTCATTTGATTGTAGTTACAATGTGGTGTCTCGTGCATTAGGTGCGGATGATCGTATCGGTATCAAGCACACCAGAGTACCGGGCCCTGATAAGAAGAAGGGGTTTGGTGGTGCGTGTCTACCCAAAGACACAATGGCGTTATACAAGTTTAGTCAGGCAAGAGGGGCAGAGTTCAGTTTGTTAAATAATGTCTTGACAATCAACAACAAATACCGTATAATGTATGACTTAGATGATAGAGAATTAGTAAATAATATAACGTTCGGAGAGAATGATAATGAGTATAATGGACAAAATGAAGAAGAACAGCAAGATCAAGACAACGGAAGTACTGTCGAAGTCGGTGTTCTATAACGAGAAGGATCATGTAAAGACTGATACCCACATGGTAAATGTGGCACTCAGTGGATCTATGGACGGAGGTATTACTCCGGGAATGACGGTTCTAGCAGGCCCTAGTAAACACTTTAAAACATCGTTCGCATTGCTTATGGCAGGTGCGTACCTAAAGGAGTACAAAGATGCGATTGTTCTATTCTACGATAGTGAGTTCGGTTCACCCCAGTCTTATTTCGAGCAGTTTGGAATTGACCCTGATAGGGTTCTTCACACTCCTATTGCTAATATAGAAGAGTTGAAGTTTGACCTTGTGTCTCAGTTAGAGAACATCGAACGTAAAGACAACGTGATCATTGTAATCGATTCTATCGGTAACCTTGCATCTAAGAAAGAACTAGATGATACTCTCGCAGAGAAGGGTGTGGCAGATATGTCTCGTGCCAAGTCTCTCAAGAGTCTGTTCCGTATGACTACACCATACTTGACCATGAAGAACATTCCTCTTCTTGCAGTCAACCATACCTACAAAGAGATCGGTCTGTTCCCTAAAGACATCGTGGGTGGTGGTACTGGTATTACATACAGTGCGGATAACATTTGGATCATTGGTCGTAGACAGACTAAGACTGGTACCGAGGTTACAGGGTATGACTTTATCATCAACGTAGAGAAGTCTCGTTATGTTAAAGAGAAGTCCAAGATCCCAATCTCTGTCTCATGGGATGGTGGTGTTGAGAAGAACTCTGGTCTACTAGAGGTTGCACTTGCAGGTGGATATGTTATCAAACCAAGTAATGGTTGGTATAGTCGATGTCATGGTACCGAAGCAGAAGATCAGAAGTTCCGTACCAAGGCAACTCTGACCGATGAGTTCTGGGCACCTATCTTCGAAGAGAGCGACTTCAAAGAATTTGTTCGAAAACAATATCAAATAGGGTTGCCAACCCAGTTAGATTGTGATATAATAGTGGATAGTAACAATGATTAATGTAGACAAGGTATCAGAAGATATACATTATGAATTGATACCAGTTGAGTATGTTGATAACGATGCCGCGTGGGATGTAAGAATCCTGCGTGGTGAGTTCACCGAGACTGTGATACGGTTTGGAACTATCTCGTTTGATGGTGAGAGTGAGAACTTGAGGTTTGACTTCAGGGTTGTTGAATCACCGAGTGATGCCACCTCCGAGGTTGTAGAGTTACAGGAGTTCGCGGCAGACATACTGGAAGATATAATTGAGAATGGCATTCGTGATGGCAAGGTAGTCACACGAGACAGAGATAATGGAGAACAAATTGCAAGAGATACATCTGGAACAAACGATACTGAGGAACTTACTGACTAATGATGAGTACGCGAGGAAGGTTGCCGCTTTCCTCGATACTGATTACTTTGAAGGTGTCTACAAAGGACTCTTCTCTGAGTTCACTAAGTTCATTGCTAAGTACAACAAACTTCCTACTATGGAAGCATTTAAGATTGAGGTCGATGAAGGTGATCGACTCAACGATGAACAATACCGCCATGCCATTGAGATCCTTCCTAACATCTTTGAGAAGAAGGAAGAGAATCTTGAGTGGTTGCTCGAACGTACCGAGAAGTGGTGTCAAGACCGTGCGGTCTATAACTCTATCATGGAATCTATTCAGATCATTGATGGTAAGCACCAGACTCTATCCAAGAATGCCATACCTGAGATCCTAAGTAAAGCACTAGGTGTTACCTTTGATACTAACATTGGTCACGACTACCTAGAGAACATTGACGAACGATGGGATTACTACACACGAGACGAAGAACACATACCGTTCGATCTGGATATGTTCAATCAGATCACCAAGGGTGGTTTGGTCAAGAAGTCTCTGAACATTGCACTGGCAGGTACAGGTGTTGGTAAGTCTCTGTTCATGTGTCACTGTGCCGCAGGTAACCTATCTATGGGTAAGAACGTACTCTATATCACTATGGAGATGTCCGAAGAGAAGGTCGCAGAACGTATTGATGCTAACTTACTTAATGTTGCAATCGATCAGTTAGAGAATCTATCCAAGAATGTGTTTACCTCTAAGGTTCAGGCAGTTGCCAAGAAGACCCAAGGTAAGTTGATCATTAAAGAATACCCGACTGGTCAGGCAAACGCGTCTCACTTCCGTGCGCTATTGAATGAGATGAAGTTGAAGAAGAACTTTATACCAGACGTGATATATATTGATTACCTGAACATATGTTCGTCTGCAAGGATGAAAGCAATGGGTGGTGCTATCAACTCTTATACATACATTAAGAGTATTGCCGAAGAGATCCGTGGTCTGGCAGTAGAGTTTAATCTACCGATCATGTCTGCGACTCAGACCACTCGTGGTGGTTATGGTAATGATGATGTTGGTCTAGAGGATACTTCCGAATCGTTTGGTCTACCTGCAACGGCAGATCTAATGTTCGCATTGATATCCAATGAAGAACTGGCAAACAACAATCAGATCCTTATTAAGCAGTTGAAGAATCGTTACAATGATGCGACTGGTATTAATCAGAGATTTGTTGTGGGTGTTGATCGTAACAAGATGCGTCTATATGATGTTGACCAGAACGACAACCCTATGAACAGAGAAGAGGATACTGGCCCAGTGTTCGATAATAGTAACTCAGGACAACGTATGAACGCAGAGAATAGATTTGGGGACTTTAAGTTATGAGTCCAGAATACCAGACATTACTAACCCTTGCTTGCATGGGTGGCACATACTTCTGGGCACACCACCACGGTAGACTTGCAGGGATTAGAGATACATTATTATTCCTTGAGAAGAATGGTGACCTAACAATTGAAGAAGAAATTATTGAAATAGAGGATGACGAAGATGAGTGAAGTAAACCTAGTAGCACTGAGTAAACCCAACGTTGGCGCAAGTGGTTGTTGGGATGCAAACGAATTGATTGCATATACAGCACGAGTAAGTAACCCTGCCAATCAGAACAATCCTGATACAGCACCTAAGTTGTTACGTTACCTAATCAAACATGGGCATTGGTCACCGTTTGAGATGGTTCATATGACTCTTGAAATCAAAACAACTCGTGACATTAGTAGACAGATCCTACGTCACCGTTCGTTTTCATATCAAGAGTTCAGTCAACGATATGCCGAGTCCGAAGACTTTGTATCAAGGGAAGCACGAATGCAAGACGCGAAGAATCGCCAAGCATCTATTGAGACCGATGATCCTACTTTAGCAGAGAACTGGTCTATTGCCCAAGCACGAGTTATCCGTACTGCCAAAGAGGTATATAACTGGGCACTAGATAATGGTATTGCAAAGGAACAGGCAAGAGCAGTATTACCCGAAGGAAACACAGAGACAACATTATACATGGCAGGGTCACTCCGATCATGGATACATTATTGTCAGTTGCGTATGGGTATAGAAACGCAGAAGGAACACCGCGAGGTGGCATTACAAGCATGGGAACATATTAAGATACACTTCCCAGACATTGCGGAGGCGTGTGATGAAGCACATAACTAAAGTTGTCTTAGACGATGAAGGTAATCAATGCATAGAATTCTCAGATGAATTGATGTTAGTGCTTGACTTACAGGTGGGTAATGTGTTACAATGGGACTTGTCTGAAGATAATCGATGGACATTAACTAAAATTAAGGATACAGAAGAAAATGAGTGAAATGAAGAAAGGTGAT